TAATGTAACATCAGATCATATACAAAGAAATATATGTTATGCACATAAAATCAATCCACTTATTCTTGGTTTGAAAACACCAGGATCACTTGGAAATGGCGCTGAATTAGATTATGCGTTTGATATCTTTAAAGAAGGTGTTATTAAACCAGCTAAAAAAGATATAGAAGAACATATAAATAAATTATTGTCTTTGAAAGGATTGAATGTAAAAATAAAATTGAATGAAAAGCAATTCAATATAAAAAATGATACACAGAAATGATTATACTATTCACATCACAAGAATATATAGAAAAATTTTCACCAGTTGGTAAATTGGTTAGTTGGGATGAAATTGAACCAACGGCTTACCTTGTTCAAGACAATTGGACACAAGATATGTTGGGTACAAACTTTTATGTATATTTACAACAACAATATCAAGCACAGACTTTGACACCTGATGAAATCATTTTAGTCAATAAGATAAAGGCTGCACAAGTTCATAGAATTGCTGAGCAATGTACTCCTTTTATAAACTATCAATTAAAGAATAAAGGGTTAATGAAACAAAGTGGTGATTATGCAGAAAGTTCAGACCTTGATGAAGTAAGGTATATCAGAGCTGAATTAAGAAACCGAGCTGAATTCTATGAACAAAGGGTTCTTACATATCTTTGTGAAAATTCAAATTTATACCCACAATATACATCAAATAATTCAGATGATATGAAACCAAACCAATCAAATAATGGTTATGACCTGGGTGGATTAGATATCATATAATGGCTGATAAATTAGATATAGACAGACAATTGTTACAACAGGTTCAAATTAGAATGACTGAAAAGGTTGAACGCAATAAAAAGAAATACACAAGAAAGAAAAAACATAAAAATAAAGAAAAGTGGTAAAAAACCATTTTTTGATATTAATATATAAAAATAAAAAGAAAATTATGAAAGTTATTAAGATTAATGAAAAGGAATATAATGTATTCACAGATTTGTCAGAATTGACATTAAACAGATTTGAAAGTATATCAAGTATATCAGCAAAAAATCTTGAACCTATGGAAACAACATTAAAGATTATGAAAGAATTATTTGTTGAAGATATACACGAAAATACAATTGAAGAAATGGACACAGATGAAATGTTTGAAATTATATCAAATATAAATGCGAATCCAGGTTCATTTAAAATACAAAATGAAATTGTTATTGATGATGTTGTATATAAGCTTGATGGTAACGCTGATGATTTTAAATTTAAAGTAAAGCAAATAAAAACCATAAGTGAAGCAATGAAAAAAGATAAGTTCTTTTATATTTCAAAAATGGCTTCAATTCTATATATTGACAATTCATCACAGGAAAACAGAGAAGGTATATTCAATAAAAAAATGACGGCTGATTTCATTTTACCTTTCTTGAAATTGATTATTGAAAAATATGGTAAGTAAATGGAGTGATATAACTATATCACAATATATTGAATTGCTTGATGAAGATGTAAATGATACTATATCAATATATTCTATTGTACTTGATAAATCAAAGCAAGATATAGAAGATATGTCAATTGAAGAATTTGAAAGTATTGATTGTTCATTTATATTCAAACCTATATCAAAGAATTATAAAGAAAAGATTTCATTAAATAATTATGATTTTTATTTAATACCTTTTGAAAAATTAGAATTTGGAGCCTTTATTGACTTAGAATACTTTTTCAATCAAGAATATAAATATAATATACCGAAAATACTTTCTATATTGTATAGAAGGCAAGAAAAAGTAAAAGATGATATAACACCAATTGAATATGAAAGGTATAATTCTTGGTTAGACATCAGAGAAGGTATTTTCAATCAATCAATTATTGAAGATGTATATGGCGCAATTGATAAATATATTCAATTCAGATCAACTATATTCAAAACATATGAAGGCTTATTTCAAGAAAAAGAAGAAGAAGTTGATGAACAACAAGAATCAGAATTTCTAAGAAATATGACCGGTAAAGAACGCGAGGCTTATTATAAAGAAAAATCAATATCACAATATGGTTATGAATTATGGTTAATGCGTCTTGCGAAAGATGAACCAACAAAAATGATTGAAGCCGCGTCAATGCCTGTGATACAAGCTTTTAATATACTTGGAATGATGCAAACATTAAAAATGAAATAAAAACATATCAAAAATTAATATAATATAAAATATGGATACTTGGAATATATTTTTAGATAGAATTGAACAATTCTTCGCCAACCCACATTTACAAATTGAAAGGTTTGAATCAGGTATATATGATGAATTGACGCCATATTCAACTGAATCACAAGAATGGTCGATTATGTATATTGTACCAACAGATATAACATTTACGGAAAATTCAACAGCAATCTTTGATATAAGAACATATTTTCTTGACTTATTGAAAAAAGACAATTCAAATGAAAAAGATGTATTTTCAGATCAATTGCAAATTGCAAGGGATTTTGTAAATTGGTTAAGATTAGATCAGAATAACAGATTCAATGTATTAAATGAACCAACAGCTATACCTGTAAAGTCAATTTTGGCTGACTATTCAGCCGGTTGGTATGTTGATATTGAAGTTGAAGTTGAAATGGAAGGATCTGATTGTTCTATACCTTTTTTAGGCACACAATCAATACCACCATCAGTACCTTCACCTCCACCTATATCTTTTTGTGAGGCTGTTAATTTATGTATTGGTGATATAACTGGACCGACAGGACCCGCAGGACCGACAGGCGCAACTGGACCTATTGGACCAACAGGCCCACAAGGCGCAACTGGACCACAACTATTGCCAGCCGGAACAGACGGACAATTTCAATTAAATGATAGTGGAGTTGCTTTGAAAGCCTTTGGTGATGTTATTGAAGGACCAACTTTTTCTATTATGTTAAGTGATAAAATAAATAATGGATTAAGAAATACTTGGAACGGTTATGTTGATAGAGTATTTATTTCACCACCGCCACCAGTAACAGGTTCAGACAATGTTGTTATGGGATACAAGGCGGCGCAAAAATTGACATCAGGTTCAGAAAATACTATTCTTGGATTTGAAGCAGGACGAGAAATGGATACTGAAAATGAACACACATTGGTTGGATATAAGGCAGGTGGATTAATAAATGGAGGACAGGCAAATACATTTGTTGGTTGGTTTGCAGGCGCAGACAACACATCAGGTTCATTAAATGTTGCGATTGGACGAAATGCACTATCAACAAATCAAACAGGAAATAATAACATTGCTATTGGACTTGCAGCAGGTCCAACACAATCACTTGACAATACTATTGCTTTTGGACAACAGGCAATACCAACAAGAAGTGGTGAAATTGCTTTCAATAATGTAAATGTATCACCATCGGCAGTACCAGAGCCACAATCTTATTTAGAATTGAATGTAAATGGAACAACATATAAAGTACCTTTATTGAATATAGGTTCAACATTTTGTGATGCAGTCAATCAATGTGACACGAGAGATTACCAAGGTGGTAAAGTTGATGTAGGTGCATCAGGTGGTGGAACTATTGTGACGGTTAATGTGACATTTCCAACTCCCTTTTCAACAACACCAGCTGTATTGTGTAACGCATCAGCGCAACCAGGAACTATATTTGATGATTCATTCAATATAACAACAAGAAGTATAACAACAACAGGATTCACAATGATTGTAAATCGCGTTGATGGGAACAGTTGGGGACAAGATTTGGACGCCTTTTGGATGGCTTTTGAGTATTAAAAAATAAATTGTAAATGATATGCCGTTGATGACAGGAAAAGATAAAGAAGGTTGTTACTATAAATGGGGTAAAGAAGGTAAGAAATATCACTATACTTGTGGTGATGATTCAGAAAGAAAATCAGCAAAAAAGAAAGCCATAAAGCAAGGTATCGCAATTGGTGATTTTCAATCATATACAGATTACCCGAAAGCAGCAACAGAAAATGCAAAGATTGCGTTAAGATGGGCTGAGAAAAATGGTTGGGGTTCTTGTGGAACACCAGTTGGTAAAGCCAGAGCAAATCAACTTGCAAAAGGTGAGCCTATATCAAAAGAAACAATTTCAAGAATGGCGGCTTTTGAAAGACACAGGCAGAATTCACAAAAAGAACTTGGTGATGGTTGTGGAAGATTAATGTGGCTCGCTTGGGGTGGTGATGAAGGTATAGAATGGGCGCAAAGAAAACTTGAACAACTAAAAAACGAATCATAATTATTCATAATATATTTTATGAAGTTTGATATTAAAAGATTTCTTGAAGGATTCGGAAAAGAAACACAAAAGAAGATAGTTCAAAAGATTATAAGGGTTGGTGCTGTAAGAACAGGAAACCTAAAAAAATCAATTGCATATAATATAATAAAGAAAGGTGATTCATATGAAATTGAATTTTCTATGATTGATTATGGACAATATGTTGATGAAGGAACACAATATATTAAACCCAGAGAGTTCTTTGTGAAAGTTATAGAACAATATATAGAAAAAGTATTTGATGAAGTTATGGACGAAGCAATTGAACAAGAATTAGAAAAAATATTCAGATAACAATGGCAATTACTATAAAAGGACAACCACAAGTATTTCACGCAGGTTATAACCCATCTTATTATTATGCGGATTCAAATAATAAAAATGAACCGAATTTTAGATATATTGTTGATATATTCAATACATCACTATCACAAGATGTTGTACAATTGAAAATAAGACCAAGATATGGTGATGGTTGGTTAGAAGCAAATATACAAAAAGCCTTGGCTTCACAACTTGGTTATGTAGTAAAAGATTTGATTGATTCAAATACACCATTTTCGGCTTTTAATAATACACCTTCATCAGGTTATGAATATTCAATTAATATATCAGAACAATTTTCTGTAAAATGGGTATTTGATGATGTTATATTTAATTCAGGTCAGGTGAGGTTGATATCATTGACACAATCACCATTTTCAGTTAATGATGATATAAATGTTGTAAATGCGGCTGAGTATTTTAGATTTTTAGACAATCAATTTGCTTCGGGTGGATTATTAGGATTTTCATTCAATTCAGGGTCACATTCATTAGTTGCTGGTGATCAGATATATGTTATTCAAGATGAAGGATTCACTTACCCACAATATAATGGTTATACAACTGTTACGGCTTCAACACCAACTTTAGTGACAACAACAAAAACATTTATTGGAAATACACCAGTTGAAGGTGGTATTGCAATTAGAAATTATGAATATGATGGATTACAGAGAGTGACTGGCGTTGGTCAAATATCAGGCGGACCTTTTGATGGTTATTATTATGTTGATATAAACCAAGGCTGGATTAATAATTCACCAGCACATAGTGGATTTGCGGTATTTAATGATGGTAGGATTACAATAAATCCAGCAGGTCAATTTACAACAACAAAATATGTTTGGAATGGCGCACAATCAATTCAGCAATGGAAAAATTATACAGCGGGTGATTATATACCAATTTCATCAACACAACAATTTTTGACAAACGCACCACAACCTTACCCTGTAAGGAATGATTCACAAGTATTATTACAATATTTTGCGGCAGATCCATCAGTAACTTTCAATCAACAAATGCGTATTAGAACTTATGATTGTGGTGGATCACAAAGTGGTGAATTTTTCTTAGATAATGAACTTGGCGCTTCACAAAGTGATATAATTGCATTAGGTGTCGGACCGATTTTCTTGAATAATACAACTTATAATGTTATAGACAATGGTGATTTTTCATCAACCGCATCTTGGATCATATCAAACTTTGTTGCAACCGCATCTATTGTTGGTGGTGAATTAGATTATTTTGATTCAACAGATACAGGTATATCAGTTATAACACAAGAAGATGTATTAGTACCAGGTCAATTTTATACCGTCACTATGGAAGTATCAAATAACAACTGGGTTGGTTGCCTTGTTGGTGATGATGTTGATACAAATTTTATATTTGGTTCATTTGACAATGGAACATATACACTTGGATTCACCGCATCAGGTACGGATTTTGTATTTGAGTTGTCATCACAAAATGCACCAGCAGGTGTAAATATAGACAATATAACCGTTGAAACACAACAAGAAATAATTTCTTGTGATGTTTGTTCTTATGATATAACAATTTTTTCAACTTTAGGGACGCAATCAGTACCATTTACATTTGAGCACGAATGTGGTTGTGATGGAAGATTTGTAAATTATGAACTTATATTCTTAGATAGGTACGGTTCATTTATGCCAATTCAATTTTCACTTAATTCAAAATCTTCTGTTGATATTGACAGGGATATGTTCAAAGGATTTGTTGGTGGTTATGATTCATCAAATAATGGTTATGATTTCAACCAAGGCGAACATTCATCAAGACCTTTTAATACAGAAATAACTGAAAAATGGGAGTTGAATTCAAATTGGATCACAGAAGATATGATGTATTATTTTGAAGAATTATTCACATCACCAATTGTTCTTATTAAGATTGATGGTGATTATTATTCTTGCAATGTTATGGAAAAGAAGTTTGAAAGAAAACTTAGAAGAAATGATAAGAATATAAGATATACAATAATGATTGAACTATCATTACAAAATCCAATACAAACAGGTTAATGGCACAAGTAAGATTAGAATTAGAAAATTGGGGAAATCTTGATGTTATAGATGAAATTGTTATGCCTTTCAACTATAATTTAAATGATATCAGAGATATCACAAACAGAGGTGGCGCCTTTTCAAAGACAATAACAATACCAGGTACAAATAATAATAATGATATATTAGGTCAAGCCTTTAATGTAAATACAAATACATTGACTTTCAATCCTAAAATAAAAGAAACCGTAAGAATTTCAATTGATGGATTCAACCAATTTGAAGGTATATTTCAATTAAGAAAGGTAAGAAAAAAATATATCACAAATGAAGATTTTAAAATCATATATGATTGCTTTGTGAAATCAGAAGCACCATCTTTTTATGATAGAATTTCAGGTAAATTTCTTGACGAACTTACACCATTATTAAATGCACAAGATGGTATATCTTACCCTGAATTCAGATTCAATGAAACATTTATAGAAGATTCTATGTTGAATGGTGATGTATCATATGGCTATCAATTTTATTTACCATATAATTTAGATGAATATTATACACCACAAATAATGATACCTGGTATTTATGCAAAAGTTATATGGGATAACATATTTTACCAAGCAGATTTTGAATATCAATTTGATGAATTAGAAGAAGTTGATTTTGATGAAATGATTATACCATTTCAAGGTGGTAAATACAAACCACAAGATGATGATATATATGCGGTAAGGGCAGGAAGACAAGGATTTTATTTGAGTGATAAATTATACTATCACTATCAAACAGACAATCCCGATAATGTCTATATTATTGGTGAGTATTTCTTTGAAGAAGATATAACACCACAGGTTGTACCATATGATGATGATAATAATAACCCAGAAAATTGGTTTGATAATGGAAATAATTATGATACAACAACAAGTAGGTATATTATACCATCATTTTTTGCGGGTGAAATAACATTAAAAACTTTATTTGCAGATCAAATATGGCTATCATTTGAAAAGCCATTTTATGCAGTAAAGTCATATGCGACAGATACGGTTGTATATTCAGGATTTGATAATTCATTTGAACAACAATATTCACCATATGATGTTGTTGTTACAATTGCACACCGAGGAAGGTTTGCCAATGGTTCAACAACTATATTAAATTCAGAACAATTTACATTTCAAAGACAACTTGATCCAACAGCTTATTATGTACCAGCAAATGATAGTGATATAAGTTCATTGCAAGCAGAAATTGTTGCTGATTTTGAAAGACAAGAATTACAAACAACCTTTAATGTTGCCGATTACCCAGGCATTGTATCGGTTGAAAATATAATAAGTGTTGAAGTCAATGGTATATTTTACGCTGATGACTTAGTTAATGATATTTATAGAAAATATGTACCGAATTGGTATATTAGGATTTTTTCAAATCCACAAAGTGATTTTCAAGCACATTTTGAAGTAACAACGGATAATTCTGTTGGTTATAATACACCAGCAACCATTGAAACATTATTGCCGAAAAAAATTAAACAAACTGATTTTATACTTTCAATTATTAAAATGTTCAATTTATATGTGTATTCAGATCCGATACAGCAAAATAAATTGATTTTCAAAACACGCGATAGATTTTATGAAGAAGGTATTGATTTGGATTGGACAGAAAAGGTTGATATAAGATCAGTTGATATTGAATTGATTTCAAATAAAAGAAAAAAGACAACATTATTTACACATAAAGATGATGATAAAGATATTGTATTGAAAACATATACAGAAACAACAAATGAAATTTATGGACAATTAGAATATATACTTGAAAATGATTTTGTGAAAGATGTTGAAACTATTGAAACTATATTTTCACCAGCAGTTGCAGCAACAAGTAGGGGACGACAAACACCATATATTGATAATCTTGTTGAAAAAAATATAAAGATTGTATATGTTGGTGATAAAGTTGAAGATGATTGGGTATTTTGGACAGGAATACCAGCAACAACACCACAAGACATTGCAAACCAATTTTACCCATTTCAATATTATAGATATGCAGGTCATTTTTATCCGAATCAAATTGAACCTAAAAAAGATTTGAATTTCGGTATATGTGATTTTTATGCACATAGTAGAAAGTATATAACAGACAATAATTTATTCAACAGATTTTATAGAACACAAATGGATATAATTGAAAATGGTTATATTATGACGGCTTATTTCAATCTTTCATATCTTGATGTAAAAAATCTTATATTCAATGAAAGAATATATGTATATGATTCTTGGTGGAATATCAATAAGATTATAGATTTTGATATGAACAACAGGAAATTGACAAAGGTTGAATTAATAACATCAGACAAGACAATTGGTGATTTTTACCCGAACGATCAAATAATTATTGGTAAAATATACCCATCATTTAATTCACTTGTCAATGAATCATCACAAAATTCAAGAGAAAATACAATTGGTGTTGATGTAAGCAGAACCGAAATAAAAGGTGTAAATAATACTATACAATCAAATTCAACAACAAATTTAATTATTGGTGACAGAAATAATATAAATGGTGAAAATATATTTGTAAATGGTTCTGATAATAAAGTTCAAGGTTCAAACATAAATGTTATTGGTTTGAATAAAGGTGTATTTACAGATCCAAATACGGTATATACAGGAACATTAATTCAACAAGTTCATTTCATAGATGCGGGACGAGACAAAGTATTAGATAAATACCCTGAAAATAAAGTTATAAATATCATTGATGGCGGACGAGACGAAATTAGACCTTATGGTTCTTTTTCAATTGAATCTATTGTTGATGGTGGCAGAGATCGAGTATAAAAAACATAATAAAATATAATATAATTTAAGATATGAGTTCAATAATAAATCAATATTCAAGAATAAAACATCACACAATAACAACGGGCGCAACTTTCACCGTACCAACACAAGAAGATTTTACTTTGGTTGGATCACAAAGTTGGACACCAACTGACTTGGCTTTGTCAGAAATCGGTGTTGATGAATTAAATAAAAAAGCCTTTATAAGAATTGGTGACGGAATTAAAGAATTTTTATTTGATAAAGCAACTGATGTTGATTGGATTGACTTTAATTTGACTGGCGCAACTGATTCAATACCAGAAGGTAGATTAGTTTGGAATCCTGAGTTCAATACACTATCACTTGGTTTGACTGGTGGTGTTGAATATGAATTAGGACAAGAAAATTTCTTCTTAGTGAAAAATCAAACAGGCGGACCTATATTAAAAGGTGAGGTTGTTGGATTTGCTGGTACATTAGGCGCATCAGGAAGAATATTAGGACAGAAATTTATTGCTGATGGTACTTACCCTTCTGATTATGTTATGGGTGTTGCAGCAGGTGATATTCAAAATGGTGAAGATGGATTCGTAACAAACTTTGGTAAAATAAGAAAGATTGATACAACAGGCGCAACTTATGGATTGACTTTTTCAAGTGGTGACTTATTATGGGCTTCACCAACTATACCAGGTGGATATACAAATGTTGAACCAGAAGCACCGAATCAAAAGATTTTGATGGCGGCTGTTATTTATGCAGACAATAATAATGGTTCTATAATTGTAAGACCAACCTTTAATGGTAAATTAAATGATATAGATGATGTTAAAATACTTGCAACTCCATCAAATGGACAAGTTCTTACATATAACGCTTCACAATCTTATTGGGAGCCATCTTCAAACTTTTCAGACCTTGAAGGTACATTGGCACTTGGAAATACGACAGGACCGAATAATATAATATTAAGTGACTTAGGTAACAATTCATCTTATATTATAGATGAGCCAGGTGAAAACGCTTTCTTCTTTTCTGATAAATCAGGTACGACAGCTTGGAATATAGTTGCTGGATCATCATCAACGCAACAAAGTTCAATATCAGGATTAAAAGATAAATTACAATTAAGAAGTACAGAAGATTTCGGCGTTGCTGAATCAAGCTTGATAGTTATGACACCGAATTCTTTACAAATTGAAACATCAAAACAAGGTGATCCAGTATTGATTCAACAAGAATATTATGAAAGATATTTAATAACAACCACCAATTCAACACCAATTGATATATTTACATATTCATATGATTCAGGTAAGATTATGTATTTTGAGGCTGACTTGACGGCTGTAAATCAATTAAGAACAGAGGCTTCATATGATGGCTTCTTTTCAGTTGTAAGACGCGATATAGGTGGTGTATTACATCAAGTATCAACCGTTGATCAAACAACAAAAACTGAATTCACAACAGCTTCGGCTTCATTTGGATTCACAGGTTCAACCGTATATTGTAAAGTAAGTGGTGAAAGTGGTACAACTATAAATTGGGAATTAAACATAAAATATAGAAAATAAGTAAATGGCGAAAGATTTTAAAAAAAAGGTTGATATTCAATTTGGTGACGCTTTAAAGGCGATTGAATCACTTACTGATGCTTTAAACAATCTTAATACATCATTACAGGATACAGAAGATCAAGCCGATGAAACAGGTAAGAAATTAGATGATATCGGTGGAAATGGTAAAAAGAATACAAAAGGTCTTGCAGATGGATTCAAGTCAGTTGGTACATCAATTGGTGGTGTATTAAAATCACTTGGACTTATTTCAATTGCTTACAAAGTATTTGATAAATTCGTTGAAACTTTACAAAAGAATAAAAAGGCGGCTGACCTTATTTCAACATCAATCAATTTTATTGATATTGCACTTACGAAAATCATTGATTCGTCAATCGGACCTTTGACAGAAGGCTTTGAAAGAATTTTCAACGACCCACAACAGGCTATAAAGGACTTTGGTGAGTTGATACGACAGAATATACAAAATCGTATAGAAGGTCTGTTAGAACTCTTACCAGCTCTTGGTAAAGCCATTTCACTTGCATTGGAAGGTGAATTTTCAAAAGCAGGACAAGTTGCTCTTGACGCAACAGCAAAGGTTGCATTAGGTGTTGAAAACGCAACTGAAAAAATTGGTAAAGCCATTGAAGCAACAACTGAATTCGTATCTGAAACATTAGAAGCAGCAGAAGCACAAACACAACTTGATAATCAACTTGCAACATCAGCAGCAAGACAAGAAGCGTTAAGATTAGAATTACAAAGACAGGCTGAGGAACAAAGACAAATAAGGGATGATGAATCAAAATCAATTGCTGAAAGACAGGCGGCAAATGATCGACTGGCTGAAATACTTATTCAACAAGCAAACGCAGAAAAGGCGATTGCTTCTGAATCATTAAAAAGGGCGCAGGCTGATATCGCAAATGGGAATTCATCAGTTGAGGCAGAGGTTGCTTTATTAGAAGCAAAGAACAGAGTTGCTGAAATTGAAGAAAGAATAACAGGTGTTCTTTCTGAACAAAGGGTAAATGATATTGCTTTAAGAAAAGAAGCCTTAGATGGTATAAATGCACAAATTGATGCTGAAACAGAACTTGCGAATGTAAAGGCTGATGAAGGACAAAGATTATTAAATGATATAGAAGGTATCAATCAAAAATTGGCGGCTGCAGAAGAAGCCAATTTGACTGAGACAGAATCTTACAGAGAATTATTCAATCAAAAAAGAATAATTGAAGAAGAATATGACCTATACCAAGAAGAAAGACAGGCTGAACTTGATGAAAAAGAAGCTGAAGCAGCCAGAAAAAGGCAAGAATTGCGAGACAAGGAATTACAAGATATAAAAGATAAGGCAAAAGAAAAGAAAGAACAAGATATTGCTGTTGCAAATGCATCTTTACAAGCAGCACAATCTTTACTTGGAGCCATAACAAATGTTGTAAATGCAAGATATGAAGCCGAAATTCAAGCAGCAGAAGGAAATGAGGAAAAACAAGAAAAATTAAGAAAGAAACAATTTGAAGAAAATAAAGCTTTACAAATTGTAACGGCTGTTATTGCAACAGCACAATCTGTTATGCAAGCCATATCATCTTCACCACCACCTATATCTTATATTTTGGCGGCAGCAAACGCAGCGGTTGGAGCAATACAAATTGGATTGATTGCTTCACAGAAATACAATCCTAAACAAAAGTCAGGTGGAACAAGGCCTTCTGTACCACCACCACCATCAACATCAGGCGCTGGTGGTCAAGGTGGTTCAACTGCTCCAAGTATTGAATTTACAGGCGCGGCTTCAACATTGAATGAAATTGGTGGTGGCGCACAACAATCACAACCTATTGTAAATGCAAATGTATCTGTAAGTGAAACTGAAATAACAGGAACACAACAAACGGTAAGTGAATATGAAAATGCATCATTATTAAGTGGTTAAAAATCAATTAAAAATAAAATGAAAAACTATGTTATATCTTTACTTACATCAATTGCGGTCTTCTTTTTACCGGTTGTACCAATTCTTATTTTGGTCGGTATATTCATTTTTGGTGATACTGCACTTGGTGTATGGGCTGCTAAAAGACGAGGTGAAAAAATAACATCAAGAAAATTAGGAAATATAATACCTAAAATGGTTCTATATCAGTTTGCTGTGATAACGGCTTTTATTCTTGATGTATGGTTGATTGGTGAATTCATTAATATACTTTTTTCAATTGATATACTATTTACGAAATTGGTTGGATTGACCTTGATATTTATTGAAGGTGTAAGTATAGATGAAAACTTTACAAAGATAACAGGTAAAAACATTTTCAAATCATTTAAATTGATGATCACAAGGACGGCTAAATTGAAAGATGATATCAAGTCACTTGACAAGTAGTTGAATATTCAAATTATGTTCCTCCCTTTCGTGTCGTTGGGCTCCACGAATGAACCACTCTGAAATTTTTTTGAATTAAACAAATTTATTAAAAAAATATATAAAAAAGTGAAAGGGGTGATATACTTTTTTATATATACAATAAGAGGTTCCACACTTGTTCAGGCTGGGCTTGATCACCCAGCCGCCTCTTAAATCAAAACAAGTGTAAAAAAAGAACAAGTGTATATGAAAACAAACAAATCAATCAATCGTTATATTCCTGAAAAGGTAAGTGATTATATTAAACAATCAGATTACAAGAACAAAGAACATCTTATTATTATATGTGATATGATATATCGTGTCAATAATTATAAAAAACAAGACATTGACTATTCAAATCAATTTACAGATATACCACAGAATTATTTTAAAGATATAATAACAAATCCAAGATATATTAAATCAGCTAAAGATTTTTTAATTGATAAAGGTATTATAGAATGTGATAATATTTATTCAAAGATTGGTGGTAAAGCACTTGGTTATAGGTTCAATAATGATTACCTTTCAAAATTAGTAAAGGTAGTAGTTAAGAAACCAACTATAACAAAGAAAATTATTAAGAATGTAAATGAAAAGAATAATGCAGTCAATGATAAATATAAAAAGTATAAAGAATATTTCTTAAATAATTTTTCAATTGACTATAAGAAAGCTATAAAGTATTTAGACAATAATTTATTTAAATCTTTAGAATATATTTCACCCTCCTATACTTCCTCCTTATGTGGTGTTAATTTAGAACAAAAGATTAAAATTATAAATAAATATAACCATCATTTTATGGCGGTATCAGCTATCAATGACGGTGAGTTATTCTTTAGACACAACAAAACAAATGGTAGAATTGATACCAACCTTACCAACCTTAAATCAGAATTAAAACAATTTATTTCACCTAAAGGATTAGTACAATTAGATATAGTCAATTCACAACCATATTTTCTATCACTCCTTATACCCTCCTTATGTGGTGTTAATTTAGAACAAGACATAATAAAATTCATTGATGTTACACGAAAAGGAAAGTTCTATGAATTCTTCCAACAGCAATATAATTTACAAACAGGTCAATTCATTGACAGAAAAGGTATAAAGGATATAATGTTCTGTATTTTCTATTCAAAGAATACTTCCTATAAAAAGGAAAAAAGGATATTTAAAATGTTATTTCCAAATGTATTGAAAATAATTGAAAACCAAAAAAAGAACAAACATAACCAACTTGCCATTCAGATGCAAATAACCGAAAGTAAAATGTGTATTGATACAATATGTCAAGAATTAGATAGAAATAACATTGAGTATTTTACTATACACGACGCTTGGTTAGTTGATGATAAAAACATTAATGAAACCAAAAAAATAATACAAGATTGCTTTGATAAAGAATACAAAAGCATTCCTAAGATTGATATTACAAATGTAAATAAAAAATAAAAAAAAGATTATGAAAAAGAAAAAAGCCGAAAATGAATTATACCCTATCTATTACAATGGTAAAGAATATTATGAAGAAGATTGCAATGATGTGTTTGCAGCATATTATACTTGCCCAGAAGCACTTAATGTAGAAGGTGGTGTCTATGTATCAGAAGGTACTTGGATATACCCAGATGGTAGAACAGAAGAATGGTGATTTGACATAAATGGCTATAAACAAAAACAGAAAAAATTGACTTTTCAAAGTTAATATATAAAAAAAGAATTAAGAATTATGAGTTGGATTGAAAAAGAAAATGAAATCAGAAGCCATTATGGCTTTACAAGAAGAAAAAGAATTTATGATATGAATGATAAGACTATGACATTTAAAATTCATTTCATAGAAGAAATGATAGAATTGCCTTACCCTTTGAATATACAAAGGCAAATAAAATTAAAGAAATTATTTAATGAAAAGAATTAATAATTGTATTAAAGAAAATACACTTACATTTGAAATTGATGACAATTGCTTCACATTTGAAGAACTATTGACTTTATTTAATAATTCAGAGGTTACTGAGTTATTAAATCAACTTATAGATAAATTTGATGATATAGAAGCTTATACAAATGTTATAACAGAATATGTTGAGGTTAGAACAACTAACTATGTATATGTACCGAATAAGTCAAGTGAAAGAAAAAATGTTATTAGATTTGAACCAACTAAAAGAAAACCTGATGGTGATTGGACACCAGTACCAGGTATTAAAGATTGGTATTATAGGGTAAGGAGAGGCCGTACATATTATATAAATGACTTTACAACGACTTTCTATGGTACTTATAAGTATATTCTATCAGAAAGTCAGTTCTTTGAAATTTTCACAGATTATGGTAAGAATAAAGAACTTGAAAGAAAACATCAAAAAAAGTATAATGAAGTTCAACAAAAGAAGCGTGATGAACAAACATATTATTTGAATAACCGAAAGCAAATTGAAGAAGAAAAAAAATTAAAAAGACAAAGAAGAATATACACCAGAGAGGAAAGAAAGAAACTTGAATTGGAACGCAGAGAAAGATTGAAGCAAGAAGTATTGGATCGAATAAAAGAACAATCAATTCAGCAAGGAACAATTAGATATTAATGACAAAATGATACATAATTATATTTATAGTAAAAGAAATATAAATTATGAATACATTTTTAATTGAACACAACAGAAAGAAAAAATCTTATATTGTATTATTAGAAGAAGATGGTATATTAAGATATGTTTGGCGAATGTCAAATGGTGATAAATTCATTGGTAAGGCTTTCTTTACAGAAAACTATGAATTAGAATATAGAAATCAAGTATATGATTATGAAAATGAAAAAGTATATTTGAGTAAGTTAGATGAAATCAATTCAATGGCTTTATTCAGTGATAACAAATTTACTATATTGAACCGACATAAAAAATCCATAGTGGAAAAAAGGTGATTTTATTTTAGAATATATAAATAAAATAAAATCACACATTATGGCAATACAATTTGAAAACAAATTTGAAAGATTTGAATGGCTAGGTAGGGAAGCGTTAAAGGAATTGCAACTTTTATACCCGAATACATTTAAATTTGAAATTAATTATACTGAATATAAATACGAAACCTATGACGCTTTCTTCATTATATATGATAAAGAAACACATAAGTTGATAAAAAGGGTATTTATTGAAATAAAATATAGACAAGAAAATTATGATACTTGGATGTTAGAAAAAAAGAAAGTAAAGCAACTGAAAGATAAGATGAAAGAACTTTCATTATATGAAGGTGAATTTTCACATTATTATTTAGTATTTACACCGAAGACAACTTATATGTGGGATATAACAAATATACAACCAGAAGATTGTAAAGATAAATTATATGCGAATGTGGCAACGGCAATATCAACATCAAATAAAAGAAATAAATTCTGTAAATTATTAGAAATAAGTGAAGCAAAGGAATTTAAATATGTATTAGATGAAAAAAGAATTGAAAGTAAGTGGGCTGAAACATATGTTATACCGAAGATTGAAAAGAAAATAAAAGAACCTGGCTTTAATTTAAATGATATATTGAAAGGTAAATAAACAAAAATTGAAAATTAATATATAATATGTGTAACCTTAAAAATCAAATTAAATGTATAATAAAAAATATGAAGCAAAATTGAGAGCTTTGAAAATCTTACAAGAAATGTATAACAGAAAAGCGATTAGTAAAAAGAAGTACAAAAAAGAAAAAAAGATGATTAGAAAGTTTGAGTAAAGAAATTCTATAATGTGTGACGAGAAGAAGCCCCTATATCAGAAATGGTTAGGGGCTTTTTCATATAAAATAAAAATTTAAATTATGAAAAAGACATATACCTATACAAAATGTAGTCAATGTGGTAAAGAAAAAGCACCAAGTTCAAAATCAATATGTTACCCTTGTATTAAAGAAAAGAATTATAGAAAAAGATATACTTATAAAAGATGCAACATATGTAAAGTTGAAAAACCAGAAAGTACCAATCCGTATTGCAAGGCTTGTTATAATGAAAGATATTCACAAAAAAGAAGAATTATAAATCTTACTGAAATGACTGAGTTTGTTAGAAAGGTTGAAAAGAATAACTATGATGTTACATTAAAAGAAATGTTTGTTGATATTATTGGATTTTATAATGAATTGCCGGCTGATAAGAAAATTGACAATTATTCAGTCAATGTTCAAATAAAGAAAATGTTTGATGCAATCAAAGAATATGTTGATTCACCGAATTTACAAAAAAGATATACGAATATATGAAAATGGAAAAAAGTGACTTTTTTTACTTAATATATACTATATAAAAAATAATAAAAGAATTATGGAATATGAACAGGTTAAAGAAAAGATTGTGAATTTGTCACACAACATTTCATTTGAAGAAAATTCAAAAAAGAAAAAGCAAATGAAAAAAGAACTTGATGGATTGGTTGATACCGCATTAAAAATCATAAGACAACAAAATGAAAAAACAAATGATTAAAAAGTATAACGACTTATTTAAAATAAGACAACCAATCAAAATGGATATTCTTTTACAATCAGAATATAATGGTATTATTGCAAACATTATGGCTTTAATTAGTGATAGATACCTTACACCAACAGAAATGAATGTTATTGTTGATGATTCAAATGAAAGAATGGACCTTTTGAACGAACATTTACCGACAGATGAATTTATATTGATATCAACAGAAATTGTTATTAATATAGAAGAAATTTTAGATGACGCACTTGAATTGGAAATGTTTGAAACTTGCGCGAATATAAGGGATTTTTATGGAAGATTTTACAGAGTATAAGATGAAATTAGATAAGTATTTTGAAAGCAATTATGATAAGTTGAGGTTATATTCAACCAATATATTATTGAGTAGATTGAAAACAGATGAACATTCAGACACATTGGTTATATCGGCTTATGAATATATGATTGATAATTATGAAAAAATAAAAGATTCAAAATCAAACATAGAAAGTATTATTGTAAATTATATGACAAAGCAAGTTGCTTGGAAAGGTACTGATTTCAAAAAAAATTATATTTATAAGAAAGATGTACAAATGAATGATGAAATTGATATCAAAGATGAATTAGATGACTTAGAAGATGTATTAAAAGAAGAATATGAATTTCAAAATAAATTGAATCAAGTTATGATAAATATAGAAAACCTTGATCAGATTGATCAAAGATTATATGAAATTGTATTTGTATTAGGTCATAATAATTCAGGTAAGTTGTCAAGATTCACAGGAATACCAAGAACAACCTGTTGGTATATGATTCAAGAATTAAAAGAAAAATTAAAAAAATAAAAAATAAGAATTATGGAAAAGAAAAAATTTAAATTATATCAAGGTGATAATATAGAAAACCTTAAAAAGATGCCTGACAATTCAGTTGATTCAGTTGTTACGGATCCTCCTTATGGATTGTCTTTTATGAATAAAAAGTGGGATTATGATGTGCCATCAGTTGAATTATGGAAAGAAGTGTATAGGGTGTTAAAGCCAGGCGGACACCTTTTGTCTTTTGGTGGAACAAGAACATATCACAGAATGGTAGTTAATATAGAGGATGCTGGTTTTGAGATTAGAGACCAGATTATGTGGTTATATGGAAGTGGTTTTCCAAAATCTTTGAATATAGGTAAAGCTGTTGATAAATTAGAAGGAAATGAAAGAAAGGTGATTGGTGAAAATGAAAATCATAGAAAGACAAAAGGATTATTAGAATTAGGTTTTCAAGACGGTAGAGAAAAATCCTATAATACAAAAGGTCAATCCGATTGGGAAGGATGGGGAACGGCATTAAAGCCAGCAAATGAACCTATATGTGTTGCTCGTAAGCCTTTGAGTGAAAAGACGGTGGCTAAGAATGTGCTTAAATGGGGAACTGGTGGGATTAATATAGATGGTTGTAGAATTGGAAC